CGTGCCCTCGCTCAGGGATTGCACCCCGGCAAGGCTGGGAGCGCCAAACCTGAACGAGGCGATTTCCTTGCCGCCGACATTCTTCGGGATCTTGGACTGAACGGCGAACTGGGTCAGGACGGTCTCCTGCTTGACCATGTCCAGAAGCCTCCTGTCAAAGAACGTCTGAAACTGGCTGGCGAGCGTGGTGGTAGTTGTTACTGGCATCTTGTTTGTCCTTTCAATCCGTCATCACCGGGAAGCGTCAAACTCCCTCGCCAGCCTTTCAAGCTGGGACTCCTGCTCCTTCAAGGAGAGCTTTTCAAACGGCGTTTCCGCCGGTTGCGAGGTCGGCTTCCCGGCTCCGATGGATGTCTTTTTCCGGAGCGTTTGCAACTCTTTGGTCAGCGAATCAATCTGCGATTGCAACTTGTCCGACGCATTGGCCTTGTCCTGCAACTCGATTAGCTCGACGGCGTGGTTCAATCCGTCGGGCGTCTGTTGCAGGATCGGGTAACGGCTCAGCAGGTCCACCGTCCGCTTGTACTTGTCATGGTTCTGGTCCTTCAACCAGTCATGCTTCCCGGAAAGCCTGTTGTAGTTGTCCTGGAATGCCTTGTTGAACTTCGCTTGCTCCGACTCAACCCGCGCCTTCTGGCCAGCCTCTCGGGCTTGCCTTGCAAGGTCTCGGGCCACGTCGGCAAGCTTGTCCTCCCCGGCCTCCCTCAACTTGGCGGCCTCTTCCTCGTATTGCTTGGCCGTGAAACCCTTGCCGTCAGGCAGGTTTTCCGGGTCAACACTCTGTTGAGACCTCCGTTGGGCTTCCCATTCGTCCCGTTCGCGCTTGATTGCCTCCCTCTCGGCCTTCATGGCCTCCTTCTCGGCATTGATCTCGCGCCAGGTCTTTTCCCGGCGCTCGTTCTCCCTCGCGAACTTGGATTTCTTCTGTTCCTGCGAGTCTTCCTTGGCCTTCTCGTCTGGCTTCGGTTGCTTTTCGCCACCTTCGCCGTCGTCCTTTCCCGAACCAGCCTTGCTTCCGGCCTCGCCCGACCCATCATCCGGTTGAGCCGCATCCTGCGGCCCACCCTCGGTTGGCTTTGCGGGTTCAGTCGCCTGCCCGGCATCGCCACCGCCGTCATGATTGACGCCGGAATCAAAGTCCTGCGCCGCCTTGAGCAAATCCGCCTCGGTCAATTCCAACTTGTGCCTTTCATCGTCGCGCAAGGCGCACCCACCTTTGCACGCCGCAAGATGCCGGGACTATTCGCTCGGATTCAGAACGCCTCCCGGCCTTTCGTCTGAATCCGAAATGGAATCGGCCTGCGCCAATGTCTCCAGAAGCGCAACCAACGCCGAGTGACCCATGGCAAATCCTGCGGCCCATTGCAAGCAGTCTTTTTGCTGCACGGCCGTCGCGTTTTGCGAAATGCAGACGTCACGAAGCACGGAACGAAGCCTCCTTCCCTGCGGAGTGGCAAGGAACTGAAGCAGGAAACGCGCATCCTCCTTGGTCCAAGGGTCGCACTCCTCCCACCCCGAATGCCGGGTGAACCTCCACGCGGAGCGAAGCCTTGAAATGAACCTAACCACGCCTTCGGGCCTCCTTCATCACCGCGTCCTTCACGGAATAGGCGATGGCGACCGCCTGCTTCGGCGGCTTCCCGCGCTTGATCTCGGTGGCCACGTTCCTCTGGAACGCCTTCCTCGTTTTGCCCTTGGTGAGCGGCATGGTTATCCTTGGATTTGCTGTTGTGGTTGCGGTTGCCCCTGCGGAATCGGCTGGCCTTGCGCCGCCATCTGCCTGCGGCTTGGAATCAGGCCCGTGTTGGTCAGGAATCCCTCGACCTCCTTGCGCATCTTGCGGGCGTCGTTCGTCGCCACCTGCTCAAACGCCGCAAGGAGCGAGTCCAGACGCTGCATGAACGCCTGCGCGGCCATTGGCGGAAGCTGGATTCCCTGCTGCGTGATGCCCTGAAGGTACTGGACGATCACGCCGATGCGCCCCGCGTAGTCCTGCCCGCGCTTGGCGGCAACCGGGATGCCAACCATGAGCGTCGGGATGATCCGAGACTCGTCCTCCAGCTCGTTTTGCTGCTTCTCCGTGGGCTCGATGAACAGCCGCTTGATAAGGCTGGGGTCGTCCACCGCAAGGATGCTCTTGTCCAGCTCCCGCTGGTCAATCCACGGGCTTTGCGCGAACAGCTGCTTGCGCGTCACGGCCTGCTGCATGAGCTGCTGCCGCGAAACCATGTCCATCCCGCCCTTCGGCTCCATCTCGTACTGGTCGTGCAACGCCACCGGGTCAGCCTCCATGGAATCCTCGGCGAAGCGGTACCTCAGGGACCTGGAATCATGCTGCAACAGCAACGACCAAGCCTGCTTGTAGAGCCTCGACAACGCCATGCGGAACAACCGGGCCCGGAGGTCCCCGCTTTGCATCGACTGGGCGTTGATGCTTTGCACCTCCGTGGCCGTCCTTCGGTCGCTTCCGCCCGACAACGACGTGATCCCGTAGTCCGGCGAGCCAATCCGCTGCTCCGCGATGGCCCGGGTCATGCCCATTTGCTCCCCAATCGAGATGGGAGGCTGCGGCATCGTCACCGGGGCCACCCCGTAGGGCAGGATTTGACCCGGCTTGAAACGAAGGTTGATCGAGTTGGGGATCTCCTTCTCCGCCCGGAACAACGGCTTGTTGAACATGGCCATGGCGTCGTGCTGGTTGTTCCACATCGCCGTCAGGGACAGCTCAAACGCCGCCAAAATCTCCGCAACACCCCTCGGGCTGTACCAGCCCTTGTCCTTGATCTCATACGGGAAGTCCACGAACGGTGCCTGCCCGTGGTCGTAGGGTAGCTTGATGGGGTCCCGCAGGTTCATGGACGGCTTGTTCGGGCTCGCTGTCAGCACCGTCCAGACCCCATCATCGCCCTTGACGTAAACCTCCCAGACAATCACCTGGTCCCGCTGCGTCGTGAACGTGATGCCCTCGCGAAGCTGCTTCTCGTTGGCCTCCGTGGTGGAATTGGGGATGTTGCCGTCCGACGGCCCGCCCCGGATCGCCTCGACGGCGGCCTCCGAGTCGTCCCAGCCGCGCTCACGCGCCGTCCGCTTGTAGGCCGCCACGCTCATGGGCATGACATGGACAAGCCAATCCGCCGACTGGACGTCGGTCGCAAGCGTGGGAACAAGGAAATACAGGGGGTCAATGGCGTCGAACTCCACGCGCCTCGACCCATGGTTCCAGAAGCACTTGATGACGCCCCTCCCGGACATCAGCGTCCAGTCCACCCACGACAAAAGCTCGTCCGCGAGGTTCGTCTTCTCCCGAATCTTGTAGTTGAACCACGACTCCGCCGTGGTCGTGAACGCCGCAAGCTGGCTTCGCATCGGCGTGAAGCTCGCCACGACGTCCATCCCAAACGCCTGCTGCATGAACAGGGGCTTTAGCTTCTCGATCTGCGTGTCGATCAGTGGGAAATGCAGGTCCGATGCGTTCGGGAACGGCTTGGACTGCCTGCGAAGGCCGTTGTGGCGAAGCTGGTACCACTTCGTCTGTCGCTCCTCCCACGGCGAACGCTGCCGAACGGCCTCGTTGATCTCGCCCATCAGGGCCTTGCGCTCCTCGACGTTCATTCCGGCGGAATCCTTATGCGCCAACATGGCATCCTGCAAGCCTTGTCCACCCTCCGGACCCGTAAACAGGCCCCATCTCCTCCTCCATCCTTGCAAGAAGCGAAACCGGAACCTCCTCGTCCATTTGAACCTCGTAACGCCGCATCATGTCCCGCATCCCGCCCTCGAATGCGAGCACCAGCGCGTCGGCCCTGTCCGGCGACGACACGCCGTGCGACCGCAGGTCGTCCTTCGTCTGCAACGCAATCTTCCCGTCCCGCGTGAACAGCACCTTGCGGTTCACGAACTGGAACAGGGTTGTCTCGTCCTCCGCAACCGGCCCAAGGTCCACCTCCCCCTTCTCGACCCGCTGCCCAAAGTTGAACCACATCTCCGCCGCCTTGGTCTTGAACCGGTCGCCCTGCACGGCCCCAATCCCAAAGTTCACGCGGTTCACGTCAAACCCCTGCTCCCGCATGGCGTCACACATCACCACCCCAAGCCCGCCCACGTCCGCGTACACGTTGCGCGCCTCGATGCCGCGTTTCTTGAACTCCGACATGAACCTCCCGACCGTGACCATCGTGTCGGCAGCCTTCCAGCGAATCATCTCCAGCACGCGGAAACCCTGCCGCAGCACCAGCACGTTCTCGTCCCCGCCCGCCGCAAAGTCGCACCCGGCCACCACCGGCTCCTTCGACACGTCCCCGGCCTTCGGCTTGCTCCGGCACCTTTGCCAGTCCGACACCTTCAGCACCGTCGCGCTCCCGTCGTCGTCCACGAACTCCGCAAACACCGACGACCGAACCGCCGGATGCGCCTCGCCGTAACGCTCGATTTGCGCGTCGATCCACCCGCTTTCCACCAGCCACGGGCATTGAAACGCAGGCACCGTGAACAGTCTCCACCTCGCGTCGCCACGGCGAAACGTCTCGTAGAAATACCCCGCCGCGCCACCCGGGCTGCTCACCAGCAGCTCCCTCGAAGGCTGGCACTTGTCCTTTGCCTCGAAGATCCCGTCCTGAACCCCCTTCGCCTCGTCGATGACGTACAGCAGATTGTTCGTTGACCCCTGGCAATGCCATCCTTCCGCCTTCGCCGAGTCCTTCGCCGAAAATCCCACCACGCGGGACACCTCCCGCTGCCCGGGCCGCGTGAAAAGAATCTGGTCCGACAACACCCGAAACCCGGCCGTCTCGCCGCCAAGGTTCGCGCAATGCGTCCGCAACGACGGCCACAACGCCTGCGACACCTGCCGAAACACGCCCGCCGTGCATACCACCAGCGACCCCGGGAACTTTACCAGGTGCCACATCACCGCCGAAGCCACCACCATCGACGTCTTCCCGCTCCCGTTGCACGCCTTCAGGGCCACCCTCGACCCGCGAGGCTCAATCGCCCTCAGCACGTCCACCTGCCACCCAACGGGCTTCAAGCCCAGCACCATCGACGGGAAAAACTCAAGCCGCTGCGCCCGCTTGATGTCCTCCTCGGTGCGGAAGCCGGGAACGCCAAGCCCGCCCCTTGAATCCTTGCCCATGAGGTGAACCGTGCCGCAACCTCCCATGCCATCGCAAGCCCGTCAAAATCCCCCCTAGTCCCCCCTTCCCTCCCCTACCCCCATTCCCGCCCCTTCCCTTTCTTCCCCCCCACACCCCCCTACTATCCCAACCCCACCCTTCTCCCCCTCCCCTCCCATGTCCCCCCTTGTACCCCCCCCTTGAACATTGAACAAGGGTATATCCCAAGGCGCACCCGACAGCGAGCCGGGCA